GAGGGGCCGCCACATGGCGACCTACACAGTCCAATACGGAGTCATAGTCCCCGGCTACGTCACCGCCACCACCCTCACCCCCAACGAGATCGTGGTGGGCGGATCGGTGACAGTTGCAGGCGTGGGAGCGGCGTACAACGGCACGCACACGGTTTACGCCCTCCCACAATTCCTGCCCGTCAACGTCGACAGCGACGGCATCATCGAATACGACTACTCGTATCCGATCGCCAACGCGGTCATGTGGGCATCCAGCCAAGACCCCGAAACGATCAACGCCATCACCGGCACGATCGCCTACACGCCTGTTTGCACTTGGATTACCTACACGCAAATACAGGACTGGTTGGGTATCACGCTCGCTGGCGGTGCTGAAACCGCGTTTCTGACGCAGTGTGCGGCCGCCGCTAATGCGTTCTGCTTCCGCCGTCGCCAAGAGTCCGGGTACATCGACGCACTGGCCACCAGCCCGTCCGGCGATGTCACGTTGGGCACCATCATGTACGGCGGAGCGTTGTACCGTCAGCGTGGGGCCATTGACCAGTTTGCGTCGTTTTCCGACATGGGGCAAGCACCCACCACCGGCCTGTCGCCGCTCATCAAACAACTGCTCGGCATTTCGAGGCCGCAGGTCGCATGAGATGGCCTACACAGACCTTTTCAACGAAGCGATTGACGACCTGTCAGCCACGCTTGCCACGATCAGCGGACTCCGGGTCGTTACCGATCCCGCCAAAATCAACCCACCCTGCGTCTTTTTGGATGCACCATCGTGGGAATCATGGAACGGCAACATCGTAAAAATGACCTTTCAGGCTCGAGTGTTCAGCCTCGGCCCCTCCAACTTGGACGCACTCCGCGACATCCTGTCGATCTGTGCAAAGTTGCTGGAAAAAAACGTGGCGGTGATGGACGGCCGCCCGGTATCCATCCAAATCGGCGGCCAAGAATTCCCCGCCTACGACCTCACAATCCCCCTACAGGCACAGGCAGGTTGACAATGGCACTCCGCATCATCTCCACCCGTATCGGCGAACTGGGAGCAATCTACGAGCCTGTGGAAGGCATCAACGTGGAAGCGTTGATAGCCGGAGGTTTCGTTGAGGAAGTCCACACCGCAGGTGGCAAATCTGCTAAAAATAAGAACACGGCTCCCGACGCTGGCAACAATCCCAAGGAGTAATCATGGCCACGTCGACCTACCTGTCCAACCCTGTCATCACGATCAACGCAGTCGACCTGTCCGACCAGTGCACGTCGGCCACCATCAGCCAAGCGTTTGACCAGTTGGAGAACACCGCGTTCGGTGACACCGCCCGCAAGTACACGGCCGGTTTGCAGACCAACAGCATCACCGTTGAGCTGTACTGGTCGACCGCTTCCACCGAAACCTATGCCAGCCTTAAGTCGCTGGTGGGCACGTCGACCAACATCACCATCAAGGGATCGTCCGCCGCCACATCGGCCACGAACCCGCTGGGCACCCTCACTGGCGGGTTCTTGGCTGAACTCCCCGTTGCCTACACGCTCGGAGAACTCGCTACCGTGTCCGTCACCTTCAACGGTGGCACATGGGCATGGTCGGAATCCTGACCTGAACAAAACCCGAAAGGCCCGACATGAAACTGCACCTGAAGGTCGACATCGGTGACGGCCCGTTTGTCGTCACCACCAACCTGCAAACCGTGATCGCATGGGAACGCAAATACCGCAAGAAAGCCGGTGACCTTGCGTCCGGCATCGGCATGGAAGACCTTGCTTTTATGGCGTGGGAATGCTGTAAGCGTGACAAGGTGGTCGTGCCCGTCGAATTTGACTCGTTCATCAGCCGACTGGCAGAACTCGAGGTGGTGTCGGAAGAAGTGGTCGGCCCTTTCTCCCCGGCACCTACCGACGCTCCTTAGCAGAACTGCTAATCAGCACCGGCTGGTGGCCGCCTGATGTACCATTTGACTTCGAGGACGTGGCGACCGTGGCCGCCATCATCAAGGAGTCAAAGCGATGACCGCGAGCATCAGGGTGGAAGGAGTAGCCGAAACGCTTCGCATCCTGCAACGCATCGACCCTGAACTCCGCCGTCAACTCATCAAAGACCTAAAGCAGGTCACCAAGCCGGTTACCAACGCCATCAAAGGCAACTACACCGACCAACTGCTGTCCGGCACCGAACGCACATGGTCGCCTCGAGGCCGCACGATTTTCCCGTACACTCGCCAAAAAGCCGTCGCTGGGGTAAAGGTCGCCGCCTCATCGTCCAAGCGTAAACAAACCCTGCTGAGCATCACCCAAAAAGACCCGGCCGCCTCCGTGTTTGACATGGCAGGCAAACGCAACGCAAACCCGCTGGCCACCGCTTTTGACACCCGTTTCCCCACGCCGTCCCGCGTCATGTGGCGATCCTACGAACAGGCCGATGAAGGCATGATGGACGAAATCAGCAAGTCCGTCGATCAGGTGATGGCCTCCATCAACAATCTGCAAAGGGCGATCCTGTAATGGCCATCAAAATACCCATCATCACCGAACTACAAGACGAAGGCATCTCCAAAGCCAAACGCGAATTTGACAAATTCAAAAGTGCCGTTGCCGGTGCCGAAGGCACAATGGGCAAATTCAAAGCCGGTGGCAAAGCCGCCATGGATGCCGTCGCCAAAAACGCATTGGTTTTTGCCGCATCGGCTACAGCCGCCATCGTTACCTTCGGTGTCAAAGGGGTAATGGCGTTTCAAAACCTTGCTATCGCATCAGGCAAGTTTGCCGACTCAACCGGGCTGGCCGTTGACGAAGCATCCCGCTGGATTGAAGTAGCCGGAGACATCGGCATTGAAGCCGGAACTGTTGAATCCGCAATCGGCAAAATGAACAAAGTGTTGGGCACTACACCCGACAAATTTAGGGAACTTGGCGTTGAAATCGCGTACACCTCAGGTGGGGCGATGGACGCAAACGGCACGTTTCTCAACGTCATTGACCGGCTAAACGGCATCAAAAACCCGGCAGAACGTGCCCGTGTCGCATCCGAACTGTTGGGCAAGGGCTGGCAATCCATGTCCGAACTCATCGGCCAAGGCTCCGACAAACTGCGAAAAAGTTTGGATCAGGTCAGCGACGCAAAGGTCGTTGACCCTAAAGAACTCGAGCAGGCTCGCCGGTTCCGCCAGCAAATGGACGATCTCAAAGACAGTGTGGGCGACCTGTCCATGGCGGTCGGCACCGACCTGCTACCGGCAGTCATCGCCCTCGCCGACGCTTTTCTGTTCGTCTACGAAAAAGCCAAAGAATTTTTCGATCTGATGCAGTTGGGTACTGACATCACCCAAACAGCCACATTCCAAGCGATGACGGCCGCCGATGACATGGGTAAAGCATGGCGTGATGGTGCCCGGTCAATGATTGACGCATACAACGCATCCAAATACCTAATCACCGGCTTAGACGATGCCAGCGAAGCCACCCACGACCTGAATATCGCGTGGGAACAGCTGATGGGTCAATTCAAAGTTGACGACGCAATCCGCGAAGCCCAACGCCAAGTGCAAAACCTGAAAGACGCGGCCGCCGAAGCGTTCGCCGACCCCACCAAGATTTTGGATTATGACGAAGCGTTGCAGAACGCCTACAAGTCGGTCGCCAACCTGATCGAAATTATTGGCCTGTCAAACTCGGAACAGAACCGAATCAAACTGCTGGTCGATACTGGCGAGGTGGAATCGGCGATCCGCCTGCTGGACATCATGGCAAACAATCCGGGTACGAGCCTGACGAACGCGATGCGGTTTCGTGGTGCTCGAGCGGCCGGTGGGCCGGTCACGGCTGGCGGCACCTACCTTGTCGGTGAGCGTGGCCCCGAACTGCTGACGATGGGTGCCCGTGGCGGGTATGTCACCCCGAACAGTGCGATGGGTGGTGCCAACATCACGGTGAACATGCCTGCCGGCTCAAACGGTGATGATGTCGTGCGAGCTTTGCAACGGTGGGTGCGCTCAAACGGTGCGCTGCCGCTAGCGACTACTACCAGCATTAGGCGGTGACCTGTGGCGCTAACCACCACTTGGGCTGTCAGTATCGGTGACGCAACCGCCACCACATCGTTTACCAGCCGTGTTTTAGGCATGAGCATTGACCAACAGGTCGACGTAAACGTCATCGGGCGCGGCACCTGCACCATCACTCTGCTTAACAAAGACGGCGCACTGACACCAGGTGGCGGCGGCACATACTCAACCACCGATTGGTTTGCACTGGGCGTGTTCGTTTCAGCCACTATTAGCGACGGCACAAGCACAACCGTGCAAGTGTTCCACGGCCTAATAAACGATTTCCAACTCATTGATGATGGCGTGTTTTCTACCGTGCAAATCACCGCATTGGACGGCCTGACGGTCGCAGGTCGGGCACCCGCAAACAATTTTCCTGCAAGCACTTTTTCCTATGACAACGCATTATCGTATGGCACAGCCGCTTTATACGCGCAATGGCCCCGTTTAGGCGGCCTAACAGGTGCGCTGGGTGTTATAAACCGTTTGTCAGGGTCTAACCCAAACGTCACCGCAACAACGGAAACGTTCAGTTCAACCGCCGACATTTTGCAAAGCGCGATTATTCCAAGCGCCAATGATGTTTGCTGGGCCACCATTATTGCGCTGACACCAGGAACCGTCGAATACAGAATCGCGAGCATTCCCGACACCAACACCCGAACCGTAGCGAACAGCGACGATTTAGAATTTGACCCACCCGCCAGCCTCTCAGGCTCAAAATTACCGTTTGACGCAGACACATTCAAACAGGCGTTCAATAATGACACGCTGATTTCGACCGCCACCATTGACGGGTTAGTAGCAGGCACCAGCAGCCAAACGGCAACGTCAGCAAACCTGAACAAATACGGTGCGCGCACTGTCAGCTTCACATCAACATTTAGCCCCGATGACACCTATTCGCTGAATATGGCAAACAAATTGGTGAACCGCTACGGAAACACACGGTTCACCCCTACGAGCCTGCAAACGTCAGCCAGCCTGGTGAAAGCTCGAGCAGCTGACGCGGCAAAATCTAAATGGGCTGCGCTGTTGTCAATTCAAAACGGCATTTGGCAGAAAGCCAAAATTAC